GAGCATCCAGACCGACCAGGCGGTGAAGATCCCCAACACGCTGGAGATCTCACTGCTCGAGGCGGCCCGGACGTCCACGGTGGGCGTGTATGACCCCTTCATCGACAAGATGAATGCCGAGATCAGCAAGGCCGTCCTGGGCCAGACCCTGACGACCCAAGAGGGCAAGACGGGCAGCCTGGCCCTGGGTCAGGTGCAGGCGGACGTCCGCCAGGAAATCGTGGAGGCCGACGCTGACCTCGAGGACGAGGTCTTCCGCGATCAGCTCATCCGCTGGATCGTGGACTTCAACTTCGGGGCCGATGTCCCCGCGCCCTGGTTCGTGACGGAGACCGAGGCCCAGAAGGACATGGTCGCCCTGGCCAACCGGGACAAGATCCTGCACAGCATGGGCACGCGGATCCCCGAGACCTACGTGCGCGACACCTACGCGATCCCCGAGCCGCAGGGGGACGAGCCGGTGCTGCCGCCGCCAAGCGCCGGGACCCCGTTCGCGCCCCTGCCGGGGGAATTCGGGGAGGGCGCGTTTCATCGGGCCTTCGCACGCACGGATCGCCTGCTGCGCAAGCAACCCCCCACCCATACCCCCCCCCGTAATGACACCCCCCCCCCTAGAGGGGGAGGGTCAGGGAGGGGGGGGAGGGGGTGATGCAGACCACCGTGCTCTTCGCCGAGGATGTGGACCAGATCGCGGATGAGACCGAGGCGCTCGTCCGAGCGACGCTGCGCCGCGGTATCGCGGCCACCGCCCGGCTCGCTGACCAGGTCCTGGACCTGGTCCGGGGGATGGTGATTCTCGAATCCGTAGGTCCGACGCTGGATGCTCTCTCGCAAAGCGCAAAGGGCATAGCGCAGAGCGCCGGATCTGAACGCCATGCGCTAAGCGCTTTGCTCTCTGCGCTCGTGGCGGGCATGGTCACCGGGGATCTCCTGGGCCGCGCCCAAGTCGTGCGCGAAGTCGAGTCCCAAGGCTTCGACTTTGCCAAGCCGGTCGAGACCGCCTTTGCAGAACGCTATGCGCCATGCGCTCTGCTCTATGCGGAGCTCGGCTCCATCGAGCTCACGCCCCTGAATCCGGTGGAGGCGATCGCGCTGTTCCGGGACAAAGTGCCGATGACGCCTGCCGCCTTCGGCCAGCTCACCGAGGCCTACCGCGCCCGGGCCTTCACCATCGCGGGCCAGGAGACGGCGCGGGCGGTGGGCATCGTCCAGAGCTGGCTGGACCAGGTCCTGGCGCGCGGCCTGACCATGCGCGACTTCCTCGCCGGCCTGGAGGAGGCGGCGGACGCCGGTGGGATCACCGCGATCAACCCGTACCATGCCGAGACGGTCTTCCAGACCAACGTCCAGACCGCCTACAACGCGGGCCGCTGGGAGATGTATCACGCGCCCGAGGTGGCCGACGCCTTCCCGTTCTTCCAGTACCACACGGTGGGCGACGACCGGGTCCGCCCGGCGCATGCGGCCATGGACGGCTTCATCGCCCGCCGCGACGATCCGGTGTGGGACGAGTGGTGGCCGCCGAACGGCTTCAACTGCCGGTGCACCGTGACGGCGATCTCGATCGAGGAGGCCGAGGCGAAAGGCATCCGCCCGAGTCGGCGCGTGATCCCGCAGCCAGACCCCGGCTTCGCGCGGAACGCCGCGAAAGATATTCGCGAAGTCTGACCTTGGCGCTCTTGGCGCCTTGGCGGTTCAAAGGAGGTTCTGATGGGCCGACAGTACCGTGAGGCCAATCCGTACAAGTGGCTGGGCCAGCCGGCGACGGCCGTGGGGGTCGTCCCCGCCTCGGCCGGGTTCATTCCCACGACCCAGCCGCTCCTGTTCGCGGCCTGGCTCCAGAATCGTGGCGCGGGCGCCGTGGCCGTCGCCCTGGTCTCCCTGATCCCCGATTCCAAGTGGGAGGCCGGCCAGTGGGTGAACAGCACGACGACCTACACCGAGGACACGGCCGATGCCCAGAGCGCGGCCACGAACGATTTCCCCTTGGAGACCGTGACAGCCAATGACGGCCACGTCATCGGCGCCGACGAGAAATTCGGCGCCATCGGCTACGACATCTCCACGGCCAGCATCGGCGCCGGCCAGGTGCATGTGATCGAATACTGGAATGGCGCCGCCTGGACGGCCATCGCCGCCACCGGGATGCTGGTGGACATCCCCCGGGGCGCGGGCGTGACCTGGACGATCAACGAGCTCCTGGTCCTCTTCGATCCCAAGAGCGACTGGGCCAAGGGCGGATCCGGGACGAACGTCAACCAAAACCGCTACAACCTGCGGATCCGGGCGACGACGGCCCCGACCACGGCGGGCCTGGCCAAGCGGATCTATCTCGGCCAGGTGCTCGCCTCGCAGGACGCCCTGGGGGCGAACGCAGAGTTCACGCGGAACTGGCAGCCGACGGGCCTGATCCTGCCGGAATGGGTGGCGGCCATCGGCTCGGCCTTCGGCACCGCCGACGAGAGCAACACGCTGGAGCTGGTGCGCTCCTAGCGCAAAGCGCAGAGTCCCGCTCCGGAGCGGGACCGGATTCTGAGCGCTATGCCCTATGCGCTATGCGCCACGCGATGAGGTGACCTGATGCACGACTGGATCCAGATCTTCCGCATCGGGAATTACGAGGGCAAGCTCCCGATCGCCCCGGCGGATCTCGACGCCATGGTCCGGAACTACGATCCCAGCCGGCACGAGGCGCCGCTGGTCCTGGGCCACCCGGACGACGACAGCCCGGCCCTCGGCTGGGTCGAGGCCCTGCGCCGCGTGGGCGATACGCTCTGGGCCAAGGTCCGCCAGGTCGCCCCTGAGCTGCGCCAGGCGGTCCGTGAAGGCCGCTTCACGAAGATTTCGATGGCCATTTACCGGGCCTTGGAGGGCGTCTCAGGACCCTACCTGCGCCACGTCGGGTTCCTGGGCGCCCAGATCCCGGCCGTCAAGGGCATGCATCCTATCAGATGGTCGGAAGGGCAGTTCGAGCAGCACGATCTGGACATGCCCATCGCCGAGGCCCTGGACCGCCAGGCGGCGGTGATGCGCGTCCTGGACGGCTGCTACCTGCTGATGGACCGCGTCCATGGGATCCTCAGCGACGATACGATCGCCGACAAGAAGAGCACCATCCTGGGCCAGGTGGACTCCCTCCGATCCCTGGTCGAGGCTGAGACGTTCGTAGAACGCCAAGCGCCAAGCGCAGAGCGCCAAGCGCCGGGCACGGAACCCCCCCTCCCCGCCCCTCCCCCGCGGCGGGGGGAGGGAACGGGTGGGGGAGAACAGAGAGGAGGCAAGACCATGACATTCTGGCAGAAGTTGCAGGCGCTCTTCATCGAGGCCGGCGTGAAGGTCCCCGATGCAGAGCCGTCCCCCATCTCCGACGCTATGCGCTCAGCGCTTAGCGCCGGGACCGTGTTCACCGAGGCCCAGGTCCTGGAGCGGGAAGCGGCCGCAGCGAAGCGGGCGCGCGAGGATGCCGAGCGCCATGCGCTAAGCGCTATGCGCTCTGCAAAGATCAAGGCCGACGTCGCTGCCTTTGTGGAGGCCGGGATCAAAGCCGGGACGTTCCTGCCGGCGTGGAAGGAGCAAGGGATCCCGATGATTCTGGAGCAGCTCCTGCTGCAAGAGGGGGATATCGAATTCACCGAAGGCAAAAAGGCCAACCCTGGAGACATCCTCCTGGCCTTCTTCGGCGAGCTGCCCAAGGTGGTGACGCTCCATGAGATCGCCGGGCGGAAGAAGGACGATCCGGCCCTCGGCGCCGGCTCCGCGGGCGAGAAGTTGGACGCCCTGGTCCGGAAGTACATGCAGGACCACAAGACGAACTATAACGTGGCCTTCGTGGAGATCCAGAAGGCCCACCCCGAGCTGGCGAAGGCTTACGCCGCGGAGGTCCTCCCGGCCAGCCAGATCCGGCCAACGCGCTGAATCAGCCCTTGGCGTCCTTGGCGCCTTGGCGGTTAAAGGAGGATTGTAAATGGCAACGGAGAACAAGGTCATCGATCTGGGGCTGATCGCGGACGAGGATCTGAGCAACGACCAGTACCGCATCATGGTGATGGACACTACCTCGGGCCGGGTGCGGCGACCGAATGCCGCGACCGACATCCCCATCGGCATCCTGCAGAATGCGCCGGCCGCCGCGGGGGATCCCGCCACCGTGCGCCCGCTGGGATGCGGCGGGACCAGCAAGGTGCAGCTCGGCGCCACGCTCACCGCGGGCGCCATCATCCAGTGTGAGTTTGTCAGCGCCGCCGACGCCGGCAAGGCCATCGCCGCCGTGGCCACCGGGTACCCCGCCGGCCTGCTGATCACGGGCGGGGTCGAGGATGATCTGGTCGAGGTGCTGCTGACCCCGATCACGGTCAAGGCGTAACTCAGCGCATGGCGCATGGCGCAAAGCGCAGAGCGCCGGAGATTCTGAACGCTATGCGCTATGCGCTTAGCGCTTAGCACAGAAAGGAGATGCGATGCCCCAGCCAGATAGCAAAGCCCTGGTGACCCAGGGCCCGCTGGCCAACGCCAGCGTGCAGTATCGGAACCAGGAGTATGCCGCGGATCGGGTCCTGCCGATCATCGACACCGACGACCCAAAAACCAAGGTGACCCGGTACGTCAAGGGCGCCTGGTTCCGGGACGAGGCCGGCATCCGCGCCCCCGGCCAGCAGGCCAAGCGCGGCGGCTACGTGGTGGACACGGTGGCGATCGCGACCGCCGAGTACGCCTATGCCAAGGAAGTGACGGATGAAGACCGGCGCTTCGCCAACTCCACCTTCGGTCCCGTGCTCCAGCCCGACATGGACGCGGTGGAGTTCTGCGCCGACAAGATCGACCTCTCCAAGGAGCGCAGAATCGCCGCCGCCCTGATCGCCGCCAACTTCAGCGGCGCCGGCGCCGGCGGGGAAGATGCCGCCGGTCTCTGGGCCCCCAACGACGCCACCAACACCTTCGTGGACGACGTCGAGACCCGGATCGAGACGATCCGGGCGGCCACGGGCATGCGCCCGAACGTCCTGCTCCTCTCGGCGAACACCCTCTCCAAGGTCCGGCAGATCACGGCCGTCCAGAACCGGATCGCCTACGTCGAGCGGGCCATCATCACCCCCAACGTGCTCGGGGCCCTGTTCGGCCTCTCAGAGGTCCTGGTGGCCGGGGCGATCTACAGCTCCGCCGCGGAGTCAAGGCCGGCACCGACTTCACCGCGGTCAATATCTGGGAGAACAACGCGACGAAGGGCGCCGCCTTCCTGTTCTACCGGCACCCGAGCGTGGGGCTGAAGGTGCCCCTGGTGGGCGTGCAGGTGCGCCTGCGCTACGAGAGCGGCATGCCGCGCCGGACCAGCACCTGGCGGGAAGAGGCGAGCCACCAGGACGTGTACGAGGTGGCCGAGGAGACGGCCTACGTCGTCACCGGCACCGACCTCGGCTTCTGGTGGAAAGACACGATCCTGACGTAAGCGCTTAGCGCATAGAGCATAGCGCAGAGCGCATAGCGTCGGACTCCGGCGCCATGCGCTTTGCGCCATGCGCCCTGCGAGGTAGCCGTGCCCTACAGCACCCAGGCAGACATCGAGAAGCTGCTGACGCCGGCCCAGCTCGTCCAGCTTACGGACGACAACCAGGACGGGCTGGCCGACGCCAGCATCCTCACCGAGGCGATCGCCCAGGCCGACGCCGAGATCGACGGGTACCTGGGGAGCCGGTACACCGTGCCGGTCTCCCCGGTCCCGGCGCTTCTCCGGCAGCTCTCGGTGGCCATCAGCATCTGGCGCCTGTACGGGCGGCGCGGATTGTCGAACGAGCGGCGCGAGAAAGACTACGACGACGCCGTCACCAA